TATATTGCTCAGTGTTTCTTACGAATCGCTGAAGGTTTGTCTCACAAATCTAATTTTATTCGCTATACATATCGCGAAGAGATGGTTATGGATGCAGTTGAAAATTGTCTAAAGGCTATTGAAAACTATAACATTGAAGCAGCAACAAGAACAGGTAAACCAAATGCTTTTGCTTATTTCACTCAAATTACTTGGTACGCATTTTTACGGCGTATTGCAAAAGAGAAAAAGCAACAAGATATTAAACTTAAATACTTAACAAAATCTGGCATCGAAAACTTTATGGTCAATGAACACGGTGATGATATGACCAACCAAGTTGCAGGTGCATTTATTGACACACTGCGCGGTCGTATTGAAAAAGTAAGACACGTTGATGCAGAAGTAAAAGAACTAGTACAAGAAGAAAAGAAAAAGCGTAAAAGAATCTCTAAAGGTGATTCAGATTTATCGGACTTTTTATCATGAAAATTGCAGTATTAAATGACACACATTGTGGTATTCGTAACTCTTCCGAAATCTTTCTCAACAATGCAGCAAAGTTTTATTCAGAAGTCTTTTTTCCTTACTGTCAAGAGAATGGGGTTGAACAAATCCTACACCTCGGGGATTATTATGACCACCGTAAATTTGTAAACTTTAAAGCACTTAATCATAATCGTAAACATTTTCTAGATCCCATGCGTAAGTATGGTATGAAAATGGATATTATTCCTGGTAACCATGATACGTATTACAAAAATACAAATGATCTAAATTCTCTTAAAGAATGTCTAGGTCATTATATGAACGAAATTCATATTGTTATGGAACCAACTGTAATGGAATATGGTTCTCTAAAAATGGCACTCCTCCCTTGGATTAATCCAGAGAACTATGATTCATCAATGAAGTTCATTCAAGATTGTAAAGCCGATTGGTTAGGCGCACATCTTGAATTGAACGGATTTGAAATGATGCGAGGTATTAAGAATACACATGGTATGTCTGCCGAACTATTTAAAAAGTTTGAAATGGTTCTTACAGGTCACTTCCATTGTGCCTCAAAACAAGATAATATTTGGTATCTAGGCTCTCAGATGGAATTTTTCTGGTCTGATTGTGATGATCCAAAGTATTTTCATGTAATTGATACAGAGACACGTGAGGTAGAAAAAATCAGAAATCCTCACACTTTGTTCAAAAAAGTTGTTTACAATGACGACAAAATGGATTATAATAACTATAATATTGATGATTTCGATGGCAAATTGGTAAAAGTTGTTGTCATCAACAAATCGGATATATTTGGTTTTGATAGATTTATTGATAGGATCCAGAGTAAAAAGATTGTGGATCTTAAAATTGCAGAGAACTTTCAGGAATTTGCTGGTGAAAACATTGAAGATGAAAAGATTAACTTTGATGACACCCAGGAAATTGTTGATTCATACATCGATGCAGTTGACACTGATCTAGATAAAGATAAAATTAAAATCCAAGTACGTGAACTTATGACAGAAGCACAGGCTCTAGAATTTGCATGATTATATTCGGAAAATTGAGATACAAAAACTTCCTTTCATCAGGAAATACATTTACCGAAATACAATTAGATAGATCTAAATCTACTTTAGTTGTCGGACAAAATGGTGCTGGTAAATCCACAATGTTGGATGCCATATCGTTTGGTCTTTTTGGTAAGGCCCACAGAAACATTAATAAAACTCAACTGGTCAACTCAATTAATAATAAAGGTTGTCTGGTTGAGGTTGAATTTGCTATCGGTGGTAATCAATTTAAAGTCTGCCGCGGCATTAAACCTGGCATCTTTGAAATTTGGAAAAATGGTACGATGATTAACCAATCATCTCATGCCAAGGAATATCAAAAGATTCTGGAACAAAATATTCTAAAATTAAATCACAAATCGTTTCATCAAGTAGTTGTATTGGGTAGTTCTTCATTCGTCCCATTTATGCAATTACCTAGTGGTCACAGACGCGAAGTGATCGAAGATTTACTTGATATCAATGTGTTCTCTAAGATGAATATTCTCTTACGTGAAAGAAATACTCAACTTAAAGATAAGATTACAGGTATTAATTATGATATTGATATTGTAAAAACAAAAATTGATGCTCAGAGAAAATACATTAGAGATATTAATGATTTGATTGGTCAGAATATCTCTAAGAAAAAAGATGATATTGCTAAATTTCAATTAGAAATCTCTGATCTTCAGAGTGCAAATGCAAAATACTCTTCATTTAATGAGACAAAACAAAAACCAATTGAAGATGAATTGGCTAGTCTCAATGATAAGAAACAAGCACTTCTGCAATATACTGCACAATTTAAGCAGCAAATGGCTACGGTGGCAAAAGATGCAAAATTTTATGAAACCAATGAGGAATGCCCAACATGTTCCCAGGATATTAGTCCTGAACTTAGAGAAGAAAAACTCACGTTTGCCAAAGGTAAAGCAAAAGAACTTAAATCGGCAATGGATAGGGCGATTATCGAGTCAACTTCTATTGAAGAGAGTATTGGCCGGGCAAATGATGCTTTCTCAATCATCCGGGAAAACCAATCTCACATTCATTCTAACAATCAAGCGATCAGTCGGTTACAGACACATATTCAGTCTCTTGAAAGCGATTTGACTGGACCTGAATCAACTGACTTGGAAAAAGCAAAGGATGATCTTTCTGAATTTGAGGATAATAAATCAAATTCATTGGAACAGAAAATGAAATATTCTGAGGAATATAGTTATAATGCAGTTATTGTTGAGATGCTAAAAGATACTGGTATTAAAACAAAAATCATTAAACAATATTTGCCTGTGATGAATAAATTAGTGAATCAGTATCTACAGATCTTGGACTTTTTTGTGCACTTCCATTTGGATGAATCATTCCAAGAAGTAATTAGATCACGGCATAGAGATGAGTTTAGTTATGATTCATTTAGTGAAGGTGAGAAACAAAGGATTGACCTAGCACTACTCTTTACTTGGAGACAAGTTGCAAAGATGAAGAACTCTGTTGCAACAAACCTACTAATCCTTGATGAGACCTTTGACTCATCTCTGGATCACGATGGTGTTGAAAATCTATTAAAGATTCTATATACACTCAATGATGACACAAACGTATTTGTCATTTCGCATAAGGGTGAAATCCTTGATGGTAAATTTAATAATAAAATAGAATTTATTAAGGAAAAAAACTTTAGCCGAATGAAAATGGGTTTACAAGCCAATGAACTTGTGTTATAATATACATAATAAATCTTTTGGAGAAATAATATGGAACTAAGTGAAAACACCCTTGACGTCCTGAAAAACTTTTCTGGTATCAATCAGAACATGATGATTAAACAGGGCAATACAATTAAAACAATTTCAGAGGCTCGTAACGTATTGGCAACTGCCACTGTTGCCGAAGAGTTTCCTCAAAATATAGGCATCTATGATCTTAACGAGTTCATTGGTGTACTTGGTCTAGTCGATGGTCCTAGGCTAAAATTTGCAGATGAATATGTTACTGTTTCAGATTCAACTGGCCGATCAAAAGTTAAGTACTTCTTCTCACCAGAAGAGACATTGACTGCCCCATCTAAAGATATTAACATGCCGGAAACGGAAGTTAAATTTGTTCTTACTACTGAAACACTGAACAAGATCAAAAGAGCCGCATCCACTCTTGGTCATGATGAAGTGTCGATCACTGGTAAGGATGGTGCTATTAACCTATCAGTAGTTGATAGCCAAAACTCAACCTCGAATGCATTTTCGATCGACATTGAGGGTGAGTTCCCCGAGACAAACTTTAAGTTTATCCTTGGTATTTCTAATCTTAAAATCCTTACAGGTGATTATGATGTTGAAATCTCATCCAAGCTTATTAGTTGTTTCAAACATAAAGACGTTAACGTAAAATATTGGATTGCCCTAGAAAAGACATCTACCTTCGGAGGATAAATTATGTCAGAACCAGATAAGTATGATCACCTTTGTACACTTGCCAATCAAGTGTCACGTTCAACAGTAGCAGTCATTGATGCTATGTCACAACGTGGTGCCGTAAAAGGTGAGGAAATGTCAACCCTTGGTAAACTACGCGATGATGCCGTACAAGTTATCCAAGTTGTTGAGAACATCCAACAAGAAAAAGCAATGGAAGAAGAATAAGGTATTTACATGCCTGTAAATATGTGATATAATTAATTTTTGTTATGAAGGACTATAAATGTCTAATGATTTTCTCTGGGTCGAAAAATATCGGCCGCGTACCATTGCTGATGCCATCCTACCAGATGGTCTAAAACAAACTTTCCAAAAGATCATTGATACCGGTGAATTGCCAAATATGCTTTTCACCGGTACTGCTGGCCTAGGTAAAACTACCGTGGCTCGTGCTCTATGTAATGAGCTTGATCTGGACCATATTGTAATTAATGGTTCTGAGGAAGGTAATATTGACACACTACGGACTAAGATTAAACAATTTGCTTCTACTGTTTCACTGCAAGGTGGTTACAAAGTAGTTATTCTCGATGAGGCTGATTATCTAAACCCACAATCATTTCAACCGGCCTTGCGTGGCTTTATCGAAGAGTTTGCAAATAACTGCCGATTTATTCTTACATGTAATTTTAAAAATCGTATCATCGAACCTTTGCATTCTCGGTGTGGTGTATATGAATTTAATACAACTAAAAAAGACATGGCTCAACTTATGTCTAACTTTATGGATCGTGTAACTGCTATCCTTGAGGCAGAAAAAGTTGAATGTGATAAAAAAATCCTTGCACAACTTATCATGAAATTTGCACCAGATTGGCGTAGAGTTTTAAATGAGTTACAAAGATATAGTATCGGTTCAAGTAGCATTGATTCAGGTATTCTAGTAAATATCTCTGATAAAAACTATGATGATCTATTCGTCTATCTAAAATCAAAAGACTTTAAAAAAATGCGCGGTTGGGTTGTCAATAATATTGATACAGATGCTTCTGCTATCTTTAGAGCAATGTATGATCGAATGAGTGATAAGGTTGAACCACAATCAATTCCTCAATTGGTTCTCATTCTTGCAGACTACCAATATAAAAATGCCTTTGTTGCAGATCATGAATTAAATGTTGTTGCATGTCTTACGGAGGTAATGGCCAATGTCCAATTCAATTAGATTAACACTTTATACTCAAACAAATTGTGTATTTTGTGAGATCATGAAATCTAAACTTGATGATTGGGGTTACAAATATGATGTAGTCAATATCCAAATTCGTACTGAAGCAAAAGCTTTTATGAAAATTGCTGGCCATAAAACTGTACCTCAACTCTACTGGAATAAAGTTCATTTGAATAAAGTTGATACAGATGACTTTACCAAGGAAATCCTAGAAGATCAATTGGATCTAGACAACTATGCTGGTGGGGTAGAATACTTTGGCAGATAAGGAAACCACTACATTTATTATCGCAATGATGCTAGGACTTTTAAGTAGCTTTCATTCATTATGGCTTGGATGGGTTGTAGGTCTAGGCGCATATATCTTTTTTCGTTGGGTACAGCGTGGACCAAATAATGGCTGGGATGAGGATCAACTATGAATCCATTTGATTATTTAAATGCAATTAATGATACCAAAAAAGATATCATGGTAGATGACATTGCTGAAAAGGGTTATGCACCATTTATGGTAAATCGTGGCCTTTCTTATTTTAATGATACTGTTCTATTCGCTAATGAGATGAATCGCTACCACCACCTAGATCATAGGCTACAATTTGACTTTTATATAAATATAATTCGAAAGCGTAAACGGTTCTCTAAATGGATGAAACCTGATACTGCTAGTGACGTGGAAGTTGTTAAGGAATATTATGGCTATAGTAATGAAAAAGCCCGCCAAGCCTTGACCCTTCTCACATCTGAACAGATTAATGAATTGAAGAAAAAGGTTTATAAAGGTGGAAGAAAATAATAACATTGTCGAATGGACACCAGGATCAATGCTGGAAATAACATTGAACGAGCCTGATGATTTCCTAAAAGTTAGAGAAACACTTACGCGTATTGGTGTTGCATCTCGTAAAGATAGAAAACTATTTCAGTCGTGCCATATTCTACATAAGCAAGGTAGATATTTTATTGTGCATTTTAAAGAACTCTTTCTATTGGATGGTAAAAAATCCAATTTAGAAGAGAATGATATTGCTCGTAGAAATACAATTGCACAATTGATGAGTGATTGGGGTTTGATTAGTATTGAGGTTGGTGGTAATATCGAACCACTTGCTCCAATGAGACAAATTAAAATTATTCCTTTTAAAGAAAAGAATGATTGGGAACTTTGTCCAAAATATAATATCGGAAATAAATAAAAGTTTTATATATATTATCGGATGCCGAGAGATCGGGTCCATTCAACTGTCCATAAAACGGAGGTTAACATGACAGGAACTTACGCACTGCCTAGACAGGCATTTATTGGGTTCGATCGTATGTTCGATCAACTCGAAAATATCCACAGCCAAGCAAAGGATACTTATCCACCACATAATGTTGTACGAGAAGAAGAATTTAAGTACATCGTGGAACTTGCCGTTGCTGGATTTTCTGAAGATGATATTACCCTAGAAGTGAAGGATCATATCTTAACCGTATCTGCTTCTCGTGAACAGAGACGTGAACAAGATAAGTATCTTCATAAGGGTATTTCAGCGAGGAAGTTCAAAAAGTCATTTCGTCTCTCAGAATATACTGAGGTACGAGGAGCTGAAATGAAGGATGGAATTCTTGCCATTGGATTGGAAGTAGTCCTACCTGAAGAGAAGCGTCCCCAGACAATTAAAATTAATAGTCATAAGGGGAAATCAAATGACACAAATAGCACTAAAAGGTTGTTCTCTCGGTCTTAACCTTTTTAAGGGAGTTTTCGGAATCTTTGATCGTATTGGCACAGCCATTATGATTTCAAGACAAATTGAAGCAAATCGCATCATTGCAGAAAGAATGATTCACGAGTATCCAGGACATACTGTCGAAAGTTTGGCAGCTGAACTCAATCGTCAGACTGTGCAGGGGTGGAAATAATGACTTTTATTTGGAAATTCCTATTTAAAAAGGCAGGTTGCACTGCAGACTCTATTGCAGAAATTGAACGTCAGATTAATGCTGATATCAATAGATATGATAGATACTGCTAATGTGGCCGTACACCGAAGAAGAAAACGATAGACTAAAATAAAACAAAGAGGAGAATAGTGATGAAGGGTACTGAACGTCAATGTCAAAAATGTGGCCACCGGTGCCATTGCTATTCTCCTGATTGCTCTGAATGTCACAATGATGTTTGTACTGTATGTGACTGTGATAAACCTAATTTAAAAGATATACCAGATTCTTTTACAAAGGAGACATAATGAATATCGACCAATTACGCGAAGAATTGAAAATTGATGAAGGAGTAAAGTATGAGATATATTTGGATCATCTGGATTTACCTACTTTTGGCATTGGGCATTTGGTGCTCGATTCAGATCCTGAGTTTGGAGAGCCAATTGGAACTCCTGTCTCAGAAGACCGAGTCAACGAGTGCTTCGATCAAGACGTTGAAGTGGTGCTTGGAGAATGCAGAATCCTCTACCCAGACTTTAACGATTTGCCAGAAGAAGCCAAACTAATCATTGCCAACATGATGTTTAATATGGGTCGCCCTCGCTTATCTAAGTTTAAAGGTATGAAACGTGGAGTAGATGCTCGCGATTGGAATGCTGCAGCAGATGAAATGGTTGACTCTGCATGGTACCGTCAGGTAACAAATCGTGCAGATAGATTAGTTGAAAGAATGAGGGCTTTGGCGTAATTAGTTGTTTACAAACCACCAGGAATAGTGTATAATAGTACATGTTATTGGAGGTTTTATGTCATTTTATACTTCGGTTGCCAGATATGGCAACAGCATGCTCTACCGCGGTTACGATCAAGGCGGTAATAGAGTAACTAAAAAAGAAACATTCTCACCGGTCTTTTTTGTACCATCAAAGACAGATACTGGTTGGCGTGGCCTTGATGGTGCACCCATTGGGCCCGTCAACTTTGAGAATATGCGTGAAGCAAAAGGTTGGTTGGAACAATATACAGATGTTTCCGGCTTTAAGATCTATGGTACTACCAACTATATTCATCAATATTTGCGTGAAAAGTTTCCACGTGATATTGAGTTTGACAGAGATAAAATCAATGTCTCTACTATTGACATCGAAACAGAATACAATGATGGGTTTCCTCATCCAGAAGTAGCAGATCAAAAGATCCTTGCTATTACTCTAAAAAATAATATTGACAATATCTATTGGGTTTGGGCTTATGGCGACTATGATGTAGATGCCGCTCTAATTAAACCAGTACGATATATGAAATGTGATTCCGAGGCAGATCTATTACTTAACTTCCTTGATTTCTATTCACGTGAGGACAAATGTCCGGATGTGATTACTGGTTGGAATGTTAGATTCTTTGATATTCCATACCTTGTAAATCGTACTGCCAAAGTCCTTGGTTTAGATATGATGAAAAAGTTCTCGCCATGGGGACTAGTTGAGCATCGTACAGTCACAAAACGTAACAAACAGGAAATGACCTTTGAATTGCGTGGTGTACAGATTCTTGATTATTTGGAATTATTTCAAAAATTTGGCTATACCTATGGCACACAAGAGTCATACAGACTTAATCATATTGCATATGTAGTCCTTGGCGAAAGAAAATTATCATTTGAGGAATCTGGTTCACTAAAAAATCTATATGTAGATGATTTTCAAAAATACATTGACTATAACATGAAAGATGTTGAGTTGGTGGATCGCCTCGAGGATAAGATGGGTCTTATCACTCTTGCCATGACTGTGGCTTATAAGGGTGGGGTAAATTACCAGGATACATTTGGTACCACTGCTATATGGGAATCAATTATCTATCGTAAATTGATGAGTCAAAAGACAGTACCAGCTATTGAATTGGACCGACATGTTAAAACTGCCTTTGTTGGTGGTTATGTTAAAGATGTCCAAACCGGAATGCATGATTGGGTTGTGTCATTTGACTTAAATTCACTTTATCCAAACATTATTGTTCAGTGGAATATGTCACCCGAAACATTGCTTCGTAGTCCTAGAGACCAAGTGCATGGCGGTATTGATCACTTCCTTAATTTTTATGGCAGTGTAACCGATCCATTACACCCAGTAGTGCGTGAAAGCAATGTTGCAGTTGCTGCTAATGGTTCGGCATATCGTAAGGATAAGGATGGTGTGATTCCAGGCATTATTATTGATTACTATGATGAACGTCGTAGTGTTAAAAATATGATGTTGGCGGCAGAACAATCATACCAAAAGGGTAAAACCTTCGAGTTGGAAAAAGAAATTAATCGCCTTGAAAATCAGCAGATGGCTATTAAAATTCTTATGAATTCACTTTATGGTGCTCTTGGTAATCAACACTTCAGATACTTTGATCTACGAATTGCCGAAGGTGTTACCACAACTGGTCAGTTGGTCATTCAATGGGCCGAACGCGCTATGAATGATGCAATGAATAAGGTAATGAAGGATGATAAAGACTATGTCATTGCCATGGACACAGATTCGTTATATGTTAACTTTGGTCCTATGATTAAACACCTTGCACCAAATGATCCTGTAAAGTTTCTGGATAAAATCTGCAAGGAACATTTCGAACCTGCTCTTACCAAAGCATATGAAAATCTCTTTGAACGTCTTAATTGCCATAAACCTAGAATGGAAATGGCACGTGAGGTAATTGCAGACCGTGGTATCTGGACTGCCAAAAAACGCTATATACTTAACGTGCACAACTCGGAAGGTGTGCAATATGCCGAACCTAAACTAAAGATTATGGGTATTGAGGCTATTAAATCTTCTACACCAGAAGTGTGCCGTGGTAGGTTTAAAGAGATATTTAACATTATTATGACACAAGGAGAAGAAGCAACACAAAACTATATTCGCAATTTTAAAACTGAATTCTTTTCTCTACCAGCAGAAGAGGTTGCATTTCCTAGGTCTGTGTCTAATATTACAGAATATCATGATCGGAAACTTATCTATAAAAAGGGTAGTCCAATTCATGTCCGTGGCTCGTTACTATATAATAAACATCTTAAGGATGCAAAACTAACTAAAAAATATGAGTTAATTGAAAATGGTAGCAGAATTAAATTTTGTTATTTAAAAATGCCAAATACAATCAAGGAAAATGTGGTTGCTTTTCCAAATGAATTACCTAAAGAGTTGCAACTGGATCGCTATATAGATTATGAACTACAGTTTGAAAAAACTTTTATTGACCCATTAAAACTTATACTGGATGCAGTAGGTTGGTCTGTCGAGGATCAAATGACATTGGAGGACTTTTTTATATGAGAGTAAGCATTAATGATATTGGTGGAGAGGTTATCAAAGATAATGAAACCTATCTGCTAAAAGATAATAAGACGCTAAATAATTTGGTACTCAGTAGTACTGATTTAAAATCAAAAATGAGTACACGTGGTCATAGCCATGCCGGCCAAGAGGAAGTGTATTATTTTGTAAAAGGTTCTGGTAAAATGGAACTAGATGAAGAAGAAATTGCAGTTAAGGCTGGAGATGTAGTCCTTATTGAGGATGGAGTATTCCATAGGGTCCATGCTGGACCACGTGGTTGTTATTTTGTATGTGTATTTGATGGAAAGAGAAATCACTAATGAGTAATTTTACAGACGTAGGCACTTTCATGAAAACTTTTGGTCAGGAAGTAAAAACAGTACCAGAATTTCCTGATAAGGATACCATTGAACTTCGTATTGAGTTGATTGGTGAGGAACTAAATGAGTTTTGGGATGCCTGTGACCAGAAAGATATTGTTGCAGCGGCTGATGCCCTTGCAGATATTCTATATGTAACCTATGGTGCTGCCCATGCATTTGGTATTGATGTTGATGCATGTTTTGCCGAAGTACAAAGATCTAATATGTCCAAGTTAGGTGAGGATGGCAAACCTATCTATAGAGAAGATGGTAAGGTTTTAAAAGGACCAAATTATTCTGAACCAGACCTAAAAAGTGTTTTACAAATCGACTAATTTGTGGTATAATATACTATGTTAAATCCAAAATATCCAATTTATATTATTTCGAAAGGCCGTTGGGATTCTAGACAGACCCAACGGACACTCGAAGAACTAAATGTACCTTACCGTATTGTGATCGAAGAATCAGAATATGATAAGTATGCAGAAAATGTTCCAGAAAAAAAGATCCTCACGTTACCTACAGATTTTCGTGAGAATCCACTCTATGCTATTCCAGATGAAACTACTGGCTTTATCGGTGGTTCTATTCCGGTCCGTAACTTTGTTTGGGAACATTCCAAATCTGAAGGTCACGCTCGGCACTGGATCCTAGATGATAATATGAGACACATTTATCGGTTAAATCGTAACCTTAAAACTCGTATGCAATCCGGTTCGTCATTTGGTATCATAGAGCAATTTGTTGACCGATATGAAAATGTCAGATTGGCTGGTATGAACTATGCATTCTTTGCTCCTGCCACAGTAAAGAAACCACCATATTATACCAATACTAGAATTTACTCTTGTATCCTAATTGACAATTCACTTAAACATCGGTGGCGTGGCAGATACAACGAGGATACCGATTTGTCATTGCGTGTGCTCAAGGATGGTGATTGTACCATGTTGTTCAACAACTTTCTGGTTGGTAAGGCAGCAACAATGACAATGAAGGGTGGTAATACCGAAACCGTCTATAACATTGATGAAACCGGCGATCGCAATAAACGTGGTGGTAATGAATTTGATAATCGTAAAGAGTTTGCCGAATCACTTATTGCCCAACATCCGGATGTTGTCAGACTTGCATTTAAATGGGGTCGTTACCACCATGATGTTAACTATTCAGTGTTTGTTCAAAAGCCAGTGAAAAAAGAAGGTCTAAATATTCCACGTGGACTAAATGAACACGGATTGGTTTTAAAGCCAATATCGCCAGAAGATCACAGTGATGAAGGAGAAGAAAATTATGGCGACTAATAAACTAAATGTTGATAATGTATCTAATAACTTGTTCATTCTTTCAGGTGATGAAGAAGAACGTACACCTTATGATTGGGATAATATGCCAGAATTTGTACAAGATGAATCCGAGCCGTATGCAAAAATTGTCGTACGGATTCGTAGTGAAGAAGATCTAAAAAAGTTCATTGAATTGATGGATCAACCTATTACACCAAAGACTAAATCAATTTGGTATCCAGCATTGGATCGGTTCCGTAATTCTCTACTTCGTTGGATGGATGACGAATAAGTTGTTTACTTTTAACTAGTAATGTTGTATAATATACTATGTTGTCACTAACCATATTCAATTCTTTATTTGATAATAAAACCAACCAACGCGTTGATTTGCCAAACTTTGATGCGTTTGAAAAGGTTTTATATCAATTGTCAGAAAAACCTCGCGTCAGTAAAAAAGACGCAGAGTTAATATCTCCTGCCATCTATGTCAAGGATACTACTAGAGCAAATGCTAATGTTATCGAATGGGCTGGATGGTGTTGTGTTGATGTTGATGAATACATACCAAATGGAGATTTAAAAGATGATTTATGTAATAAGTTTGCTCACCTTAGGTTCGTTTGTTACAGCACTGCTAGCAGTACGGTGGATCAACCTAAGTTCAGATTGGTGTTTCCTTTGCGAACACGAGTGGGAAGAGAGTCAATCAGACACTTCTGGTATGCACTCAATAGAGAACTCGGAGAGCTTGGAGACGCTCAAACTAAAGACTTATCACGCATGTACTATATCCCTGCGAAATATTCTGGCGCTTTCAACTTTATTTTCAGTCATGATGGCGATACAATTGATGTTTATGATCTTTTAAGGAAACACCCATATGCCGAAAAAGCCAACCTCAATAACTTCTTCGACAGACTCCCAGATGAACTCCAAAAGCAAATCATTGAACACAGAAAAGGAAAAATGGATAACACTAACGTGGTGTGGTCGTCCTATCGTGACTGTCCCTTCTTCCCTCGTAAGCTCGAAGCGGAATACAGACTCATAAACAATACCGGTTGGTATCATAAAATGTACCAAATAATGGTTGCTGTTGCCGGTAATGCCATTAAAAATCAATATCCAATTACAGCCAATGAAATATCAAAATTGTGTAGAGAATTGGATACCGAAACCGGTAACTGGTATAAAAATAGACCATTAGACAAAGAGGCAGATCGTGCCCTGGAATACGTCTACAAAAATATGTAATAAAACGAAATTAGTTGTTTACAAATGCATTTTTGTATGATATAATAGTATAATAATCAAAAAGAGGAGCATTGGTTATGGTATTTAATGAATTAAATGATCTAGTAAAAACTATAAAAAATTTAAATTTGGATAGCATTTTATCCAAAAAAACATTAATGAAATCTGTAACAATTTATAGCAATTTAACCACATCCGGTCTTAAGGATAAATCCGGCGCCAGTAAAAAACATGGAGTATATATCCATTATTATAATGGAAATCCATTATATGTTGGTAAGGCCGAAAGACAAAGTATTTCCATTAGACAATCTCAACATTTGGGTGCATTTAGAAATCCAAAAAGTATTGCCGAAAGAAGTGGTAAAAAATATAGAGATTTTCTAAATGAAAATAAATTAGAATCAATGAAAATTGATATTTGGTATCTGGATCTCTCTGATTATCCAAAATGTATTATACCAATGTTAGAATTGGAAATTATGGATTATCTTAATACACCATTTAATAAGGAAAATCAAAATTCATAATTCGCTATATACTAAGACATTAAATTAAGGAGACGCAAATGAAAAATATTGCAATTATTGGACACGGCTATGTTGGTAAGGCCGTTGAATATGGATTCCAAACTCAATGGGTGAA